AAAAGGTAACATATATATTGTAGCATTAGATCCTGCTGTAGGTACTGGTGGTGACAATGCGGCGATACAAATCTATGAAGCAAATACTACTACACAAGTAGGTGAGTGGAAACACAATAAAACTGATATCCCTAATCAAATTAAACTGATAGCACAAATAAACAAATATATTGCTGAATGTACTAATGAGCCTAATAGTCTATATTATTCAGTAGAGGTAAATGGAGTGGGCGAGGCAGCATTAGTCTCACTAAACGAATATGGATTTCATAATATTCCGGGAATCTTTACTAGCGAGCCCGGTAAGAAAAAACGCGGATTTAATACAACCAACAAGTCTAAATTAACAGCATGTGCTAAATTTAAAACTCTAGTAGAGAGTAAAAAGATGACGATTACTAGTCGTAGTTTGGTATCAGAATTAAAGAATTTTGTAGCGTTAGGCGGTAGCTATCAAGCTAAAATCGGAGAAACTGACGATTTAGTAACCAGTTCTTTGTTAGTTGTACGCATGTTACAGCAAATTAGCGACTTTAACTACGACTTAGACCAACATATTCGTGACCATGATGAAATTATAGAGCCACTGCCCTTTTACGCTGTCTTTGGATAATTGATAAATATATAATTACGAGATAAACTATGCCAGTACAACAAGAATCAATCAATCGTGAATTATACGGAATCCTGAAAAGTAGAGGATACCGCCCTGACATGTATACCAGTGCAGGTAAAAAAGTAGCTATTCCTGACGAAGCGGAAGTGTTTCAGTTTGACTTTATCAAAGACGGAGAAAACTACGGTAAAGTTACAGCGTCAATTGATGGATTGCATAGATTAGTACTTTACTACGGTGCAGATGTTGCTAGTAGTCCTAAATCAGCAGAAGATGGGGAATCATTTACTCATCTACTAAAACACTTAAAAAGATTTGCAAAGAATAAACAACTTGGTTTTGAATTAAGCGACCAAGATGATTTGGAGCCCGATATGGCAAAACGTGAACATACTAAATCCCAAGGCCTTAATGAGGCATATTATGCAATGGGTAAGAAAGCTAGTTATAGCGATAATGTACCTACTACAAAAATCATTCTTCAACACACTAAACAGATTGAAGAAGGTGAACAACGATACCGCAATATTGCAAAAATCTTTGTTGAGAATGCAAATGGTGAAAGATTTTTAGTCCCCACAAATAAGCCAGGTCTAGCACGTGTATATGCTAGACATATTGCTGAAGGTGGAACACCCTATGATGAACGCGGGCATCACATTACAAGTTTGTGTGAAGAATATGGCAAAATGGCAGGCTTTGTTAGAGCCACACGTAATAAACAATTCAACGAATCTGCACAGAAATTAGTTGTAGAAGGTATTAGTCACTATAATAGTTTGCGTGAAACATTACATAAAATGTCAGGTAAGCGTGGCTACACAGAATACTTCAACAATTACAATCCTCCATTAATGGAAGATGAAGAACAAACTGACTTAAGCGAAATGTTTATGTCTAGCAGTTTAGACCCACGCATTGAAAGTGTAATGCCTATACTAAGCAAATTAAGTAAGAACATTACTGAAACAACGGATATTGCCGAAGTTAAAGAGTTAGCAGAATGGGCTGATAGTGTAACTGAAGGTGATGTAGGTGTGGCGGAAGGCGAAGGTAATTTTGAAAAAGCAATAGGTAATTTACATGGCTGGTATGAACAGGAGTCAAGTGATCCTAACACCAAACTATATAATTTTGATGACCAAGAAGGTGGCTATTATGCAGGTGGAACAATTGAACATAATTTAAAAACTGGTCAAATTACTATAGACTTTGAAGATACTAGTGGTCAGTACGGCGGTGAAGATATTAAACAAACATTTAATAGTATCGGTGATGCTATGAATGTATTACGCCAAATAACAACACAACATAGATATAACAGTGGCAAAGCACCTAAACACGACACACTTGCTAGTAAAAGTTTAGCCGGCCCTGATGATTTATATAAGACTGATAGAGCAGGTAAAAAAGGAACGTTAACCAAAGATCGTATGGCCGGTATGAAGGCAAGTAGCCAATATACTATGCGTGGCGGTCCTAAGGGTATGCTGCCAGAACAAGGTGTGGAGGAAGGAAGAAAAGACAGAGATGATGATTTAATTGGTGGTCGCTATACCCAAGATGAGTGGGATCAAATGGTAAATCGTCTAAAGCAACTTGCACACAAACAAGAAGCAGAGAAGAAAGCTAAACAAACACAACAAAAGCCAGAACAAAAAACTGATGAAGGTTTGGATGCCAATCAAAAAAGTGTAAATCAACTTGGCCCAACTGAAAAGATTACTAAATCTAATCCAACACGTGGTAAACTTGTAGGCGCTAATGAAAGTACTGAATTAGTAAATATTAGAAAATTATCAGGACTTTAATGATGAAAGAATTAGTTGAATTAGAGTCATGGGCTAATCGTATTGTCACAAATGAGGCAGTGCAAGATAGACCATTGGCTCGCAATCAAGATATTCAGTATCAAGCAAGCAGAAAGTATCCAGATCGTAGTCCAGAGCAAGCATTGAATCTGTACGTTGCAGACAAAATGAATGACAACGATTCAATGAATCTAAATCAAAACAAATTAATAAATGCACAAAAGCGTGAGAATGAAAAACTATCACGCACTGTACAAGAGTTAGGTCAAGAGTTACATGACCACGAAAGAATAGCACAGGATACCGGCAAAGAATTAGACAGATTAAAACAACTCAGTGCCCAGTTAAAGCCTGCAGGTGAGATTCAACAACAAGTAGCAAAGGCTAGTGCTGATAAAGTACAAGGAATGTTAGATGATTTGCGTAGACTTGAAAACAAGCCTGGCATTGACGATGTAAAATTTAAAGAATTGAGCGATAAGATCAATAAGATTAAATCACAACCAGTAGACAACAAAGAGATATCAAAAATTCAATCAATGCTATCTTCATTAGACCAACGTCAATCAGTTGACGATGGGTTGTTTAATAAGGTAATGAGTAGATTAGAAACTACTGAAAGAGAATTGGCAGAAAAAGAAAAAAGATTTCAAACTAGTATAAAGAAAAGCAAAGATAAAGTATCACAAATGGGAGCACAATATGCACCATTAGCTAATGATATCAAAGACATGCAACAAAAAATGGATCAAATAAAATCTACTAGTGAAGTAATTTTCCGTGACTTAGATGCTAAGACAGTAGAAGCAGAAAGAGCAGCCAAAAAGTTGAATATCATTATGCCGCATGTAAAAAATATATTAGCACAACCTGGTAGTGCTGAACCAACTACTAATAATGTTGTTCGTTTGAAACCACAACAACGAGGCGGACCTGACTTGTCTGCATTTGCAAACGATGATAATAACAATGTGGCAGTAAATGAGGATATCAGAACATCTGATGTTGAATATAAAAATTGGCTAAAGAACAATACACCGGTAGTTGTGAAGATGTTCAAACGAAGATTTCCCAATATCAACAACACATACAATGATGACCAAATTGTTGACCAAATACAAGATAATTTAATTTATCTTTATAGACTAGAAGAAGTAACTCAAAAGATTATGAATGACTTCTTGGATGTGATTTATTACAACTTGGAAGAAGAAGGTCCTGATCCTCAGCAGACCTTATTTACTACAGCAGATAGCCTAAATGAAACCTATGAACGAATGTTAGACACCGTTATTGGGTTGCCAGAAATCTTCAAAAAACACTAGAAAAAAATGTATTTACCCTCAAACGGGATAAATACTATTGACATGTGAGAAAAGTATGTTATACTTCATCATGTGTTAGTCACATAATTATGTGTGGCGAATATTAAACAAAGACCATCTTAATGAAATAAGGAGAATATTATGGCCTCATTAGCAGAAATTCGTGCCCGTATCGCGGCACAAGAAAACAAGTCAAACTCTGGTTCAAGCAACCAACAATCTGACAACTCAATCTACCCCCACTGGAATATGGACGAAGGCACTACTGCCACATTGCGTCTATTGCCAGATGCAGACAGTAAGAACACTTTCTTCTGGGTAGAACGTCAAATCATCAAATTGCCATTCAATGGTGTTAAGGGTGATCCAAACGTAAAACAAATTCAAGTACAAGTACCTTGCGTTGAAATGTACAATGATGGATCAACATGTCCAGTATTGGCAGAAGTTCGCCCTTGGTATAAAGACGAAAGTTTGAAAGAAATGGCAAACAAGTATTGGAAGAAACGCAGTTATCTATTCCAAGGTTTTGTTCGTCAAAATCCAATCGGTGATGACAAGCAACCTGCGAATCCAATTCGTAGATTTGTTATTAGTCCGCAAATCTTTACCATCATCAAATCAAGTTTGATGGATCCTGAAATGGAAGAATTGCCAACTGACTATATGCGTGGTCTTGACTTCAACGTTAAGAAAACAAGTAAAGGTGGTTATGCTGATTACTCAACCAGTAATTGGGCACGTAAAGAAAGTGCATTAACAGAAGCAGAAATGGCAGCAATTGATAGTCATGGGTTGTTCAATCTATCTGATTTTCTTCCTAAGAAACCAGGTGAAGCAGAACTACGCATTATCAAAGAAATGTTTGAAGCAAGTGTAGATGGACAACCTTACGACAACGAACGTTGGGGTAACTATTACAGACCATATGGTCTTGACGCTCCTAGTGGGTCAAATGCGGCAGCAACACAAGCGCCTGCTGATACCAGCGCCCCCGCATCAGCACCCGTTGCAGAGTCAGCACCATGGTCAGATGATGAACCGGAAGCGGCTTCAACACCAATCACAGTTCCAAAAGCAACTCCTAGCAGTGACAAAGCACAGGACATTCTAGCAATGATTCGTGCCCGTCAAACTAAAACTGCTTAAATGAAACGGGAGAGGGAAACCTCTCCCTATTAAGGAGAAATTATGACACTACCAGATGAAAGATACCGAGCCATTAAGCAAGGTAAAAAATTATTGGAAGAACTATGCGACCCTGGCAAAACACCCAGAGTTCCTAGTATAGTTCGCGACCGCGCAAGAGCGGCATTGAGACATTATCCCCTTGACTATGAATTAGATACAATTGCGGATAATTGTCCCGAGTTACTTGATAAACAACCGTTTAGCGTGTATACTAATGGAAAGATGATTGGAGATAAAATTGGGTAAGAGTAAGTGTACTGAAAGAGAAGTTGCTATAGCAAACAACAGTAAAACCTATTTAACCAATAAGCCTTGCAAGAGAGGTCATCTTGCAGAAAGGTTCGTTTCAACTTATACATGTATAGAGTGTTCCAGAATAGATTTATATCAAACTGATAGAGAACGATATAGAACTATGGAAAATACATTATCATATCAATTAAGACAACGAAAAAATTCAGCAAATAAATTAGGGATACCGTTTGATATAACTTTGGAACAAATAGAACAACCTGAACATTGTCCTGTTTTAGGCATTAAATTAAATTATGCTTGGGGAGGAAAAGATGGTCATCTACGTGATCCGAGTAAAGCAACACTTGACAAATTGGTACCTGAATTAGGATATGTGCCTGGTAATGTATTTGTAATCTCATGGAGAGCAAATAAACTTAAATCAGATATGACAATTCAGGAATTAGAAAAAATCTTAAAGTATATGAAAGAGAGAAATTAAATGGGAAAACCGTTTGACGTAAGCCGTTTTAGGCGAGAAATAACTAAGTCTATTGAAGGATTAAGCATTGGATTTAACGACCCAACTGATTGGATTAACACAGGAAATTACGCACTTAATTATCTTATTAGTGGTGATTTTAATAAAGGGGTACCACTGGGCAAAGTTACTGTATTTGCTGGAGAATCAGGTTCTGGGAAAAGTTTTATCTGTTCTGGCAACTTGGTACGCCATGCTCAACAACAAGGTATCTTTGTTGTACTCATTGATTCGGAAAACGCATTAGATGAGAAATGGTTGCACGCCTTAGGTGTTGATACCTCAGAAAATAAACTATTAAAACTAAACATGGCTATGATTGATGATGTAGCCAAGACAATCAGTAAATTTGTAACTGATTATAAAACACTCCCGCAAGAAGACAGACCCAAGGTGTTGTTTGTCATTGATAGCTTGGGAATGTTATTGACTCCAACTGATGTAAATCAGTTTGAAGCAGGTGATATGAAGGGTGACATGGGTCGTAAGCCTAAAGCATTGGCTGCTCTTGTTCGCAACTCAGTTAATATGTTCGGAAGTTTGAACATTGGTATGGTTGCAACTAATCACACTTACGCAAGTCAGGATATGTTTGATCCTGATGATAAAGTATCAGGTGGACAAGGTTTTGTGTATGCAAGTAGCATTCTTGTTGCTATGAAGAAACTCAAACTCAAAGAGGATGAGGATGGTAACAAGGTTTCAGAAGTAAATGGTATTCGTGCCGCATGTAAGATTATGAAAACACGATATGCTAAACCTTTTGAAACTCTACAAATTAAGATTCCATATGAAACAGGTATGAATCCATACAGTGGCTTGCTTGATTTGTTTGAGAAGAACGAACTCTTAACTAAAGAAGGTAATCGTTTGAGTTATACAACTGAAGATGGAGAAATCTTAAAGATGTTCCGTAAAGGCTGGGAGTCAAATGAAGGCGGTTGCTTGGATAAAGTTATGAGTGAGTTTAGTAAAAAACAAGATTCTAAGCTAAGTAATGTAGCAACGGAGGAACCTGAAGAATGAAACTAGATTTGATTGCAGAAGTTTGGGATGCATTACGTGACCATATTGATTTAACCGATCGTGGTGATGCGGCAGATACATTAGTCAATTTGTTGATTGACAACAATTATGAAGTTGAAGAAATTAAAGATACCTTTAAAGATAAGGATATCACTACCGCATTAAAAGGTTATGCTGAACAGCATTTCCAAGACGAAGAATACGAAGAAGAAGAACAAGATACTGACGAGTGGGATTAAATGAATTGGTATACCCGTATCAGCAGTGACCTATCTGTGATACCGGATTTCATATCTCAATATGAAACAGAATTAAGTTCAGCAAAGAATGATGTTAAAATTTACGGAAACGTAGAGAAGAACATTGCCTCTTTGCCCGGTGTTACAGAACATAGGTTTAATCAACTACAAGAGATTGAAGCGGTATTAAATTACCTAAATATTCAGTTACGGAAAATTCGCCGAAAACATTTTCAAAAATATCTAGAGGCGTATAATAGAGCATTGACAAGCCGTGATGCAGAAAAGTATGTAGATGGCGAGGATGAGGTAATTGATTATGAAACCTTAATTAATGAAGTAGCATATTTGCGTAATCGTTGGTTAGGTATTATGAAGGGTCTTGAAGCAAAGCAATGGCAGATGGGACATATCGTGCGTTTACGTACAGCAGGAATGGAAGATATTTCAATATGAGTTATTCAAATATAACATCAAATAGTTTTGGTAATCTTAGTACAGTTAGTTTAGGACAAAATTCAACATTTACACCTAAACAGTTGCAAGCAATTAAACCTTTGGCTCAGCTAAATGGAGCATTTACACTATCAGGCGAAACAGGCAATGCAAATTTGCATCCTGCGGTCAAAAAATATGAAGTGTATGAAACACCAACTGATGTACTAGCATTAAGTGTTGCTTGGAAAAGACTACGTGACAGTGGTCATTCAGGTATAGGTAGACTATTACAGGATGAATTGTTTAATAAGGTCACTGGTGATGATATTGAAATGGCTAAACAAATACGTGACTACTACAGTAAAAAAATTATGATGTTAACATTGCGAAATGATAACCCGCGCATGTCTGACTATCGTAAAGACCTAAACACATTTGTGCATGGTGATGGTCGTATGGTTAGAGAAAACATGTTAGGCTTAGCATACTATCTACCTATATTTTATGAGTACGATGTTAACATTGATGAAGTTCGGTGTGCAGTTGATGCAAATCAAAACTTTAAAAAATTAGACAAAGAAAACAAGCCTAAACTGTTGAAACTTTCTGTAGAATTGAAACCATTGAAGATGTTGGTTAGAAAAACTAAACGAATTACTACTAATCAATATTGGCTCAAGGATCTTAAACTAAATGCCGGTGTACTAATTAGTATTCAACCTGGTAATCCTTTAGAGCATATTTGGAATGATATGTTTCTGAATACAGAAGTATTACAAGTTAATGGTTCTTTTTGTAGACGCACAATAGACAATTTTGAATACTTTAGTGTTGATAAATGGCATCTAGCAAAAGGTTGACAATAAATCAATTCGGGCATATAATACATGTATTGATTGATTAAAGGACGATTAGATGTTTAAAGTTGGTGGGTTGTTGTTTCGTAATCCAGAAGCCCTTGGGGCATATCTCAAATTGCACAAAGGTACTACTTTTGTAGTAGAGTATGTCTCCGACTATATGCTCGGTGACCCAATGGAACAATAAGATTTTGGTTGACAATAAATCAACTAGGGTGTATAATTGTATTTTTCAGTGACTAATATAGGAGTTTAAATGTCTACTGTTCGCATTGTTTCTGGGACTTATCGCAATCAGCCGATCGCTAATCAAGTTTTCACATTGGTGAAAGGGTACCAATTGGGTACGAAAGGTGGGTTTGTTACAGTGAAAAATGAAGGTCAATTCCCGGGTCGCAGTGGTCTGATCAGGGTTGGTGTTGCTAATCAAAATGATTTGCAATTTGTGTCAGGCACTGAGCCTGTTGTCGTAGCAGTTGAGCCAGAGGTCAATGAATCTGAAACTGAGGCAATGGATCGCATTGCTAGCCGATTCAATGTGCTTGATGAAATGAGTGCCGCATGTATCTCAGGCAACATTCGTGCTATGATTGTGTCAGGTCCCCCTGGTGTCGGCAAGTCGCACGGCGTGACTATGCAAATGGAGAAGGCAAGTCTGTTTGATAAAATTGCAGGCAAGCGTCCTCGTTTTGACATTGTGAAAGGTGCAATGTCAGGTATTGGTTTGTTCTCTAAACTGTACAAATATTCTGACAGTAAGAATGTTTTGGTCTTTGATGACTGTGACATTTGGGAAGACCCCGATGCATTGAATGTGTTGAAAGGCGCTTTGGATTCAGGCAAAACTCGCCGAATCAGTTGGAACAAAGACTCACGCATTTTGCGTGAAGAAGGTATCCCCAATACTTTCAATTTCAATGGCTCGGTGATCTTTATCACTAACTTGAATTTTGCTGACCGTCGTAGCAACAAAATCAAGGCTCACTTGGATGCACTGCAAAGTCGCTGTCACTATCTGGACCTCACTATCAATAGTGAGCGTGATAAAATGTTGCGTATCAAGCAGGTCCATCGTGATGCTGACGGTGGTTTGTTTAGCGAGTACGATTTCACCGATGAACAATCATCGGATGTTATGAGTTACATGTGGGACAACCACAACAAATTGCGTGAAGTGTCATTGCGTATGGCATTGAAGATTGCAGACTTGGTCAAGATTAGCCCGAGCAACTGGCAGAATCTTGCTAAGGCAACTTGCATGAAAGTTTAACGCCGTGTGAAGGCAGGGGCAATGTCAATAAGTCCCCACCCTATTTTTGGAGACTACGGTCTCCTTTTTTTGCCTTTGTGTTTGCTTTATCTATGCATAAGTATTATAATAACTAGATGATATCAAAACCGAAAACTAAAGAACAATTAATTTATTTTCTTGCATCAGCCATAAAGTTAGGTACTTACGATAAAAGGTTCCTATCCAACTTGGAAACAATGAACCTAGTCAATAAGAAACCATTGACTACTAATCAAGCATCGTTGCTGGATAAGATTACATCCAGATATAAAAAACAAATAGAAAAATTAGAAATTCATGTTGATGAATTGTTAAACTTGCCATGGGACAATGCTCCTATTCCAAGTCTACCGCAATTCACTGAGGTGCATTTGTTATTGGTCGATGATGAATTGATTTTGCGTAGCCCCTATAAAAAAGATTTTGTAACTGAATTTAGAAATTTAGAAATAAATCCTATTTGGCACAAAGAAGATAGATTCTGGAGAATGCCAGCAAATAGTTACACACTAAAGGTAATTAAAAATTCTATTGAAAAGCATTATACAAAAATTAACTACTGCGATAGTATCAAATCAATGCTAGATTCTACCTCTATCTATGATGCAAAAATATGGAACCCCGCATTCTGTCATATAAATAATAACTTCTATGTGGTAGCGACTTCACCTATGTTGCAACAAGCCATAGAACATTTATCTTTTGACATTGATCTTGCGTTACTGCCTAGATTGAAAAGATTTGGAATCAATATTGATCAGTCTGTGATTGACGAATACTTGAAAAAGTTTTCACAGGAAGAAATTGATTTTGCAATAAATGACGTAGTTGAATTTAATTATAGTGATGAAAACTTAGTAGATTATCTACTACAGATAAAACCTGATTTGATTGTAATAAACGATTCATTTAAATTAGGACATCTACGAAAGGCTAAAACATTGCTTGAAAATAAAATAACATGTATCATTAGGAATAAAGATGAACAGATACTTAGCGATTTACATGAATACGAATTTCCTGTACTGATAACTGGTAAAGTGTTCACGGCAACTTACGCATTAAAATATGCTTGTGGCACAAGTAAAGTGATACACATAGTAAACAATGACCCGGTAATAATTCTATGAAAGAATGCAAATTAATAATCAAAGATGAAGTCAATGTAAAGATTGAAGGTCTAGAACTAGGTGACCGCAAAGCATTGATGAAAAAATTTGAATATGAGAAGCCTGGGGCAAGGTATTTGCCGAGTGTCCGATTAGGTCGTTGGAACGGTAAAATCAGTTTCTTTAGTCTAGGCGGCAGTAGTTATGTGAATTTATTGCCAGAGATTCTTCCTATTCTAGATAGTGCAGGATATGACATTCAGTTGGAAGACTTGCGTACATACAGTACAACATTCAATTTTAAACAGATTGAAGAGGATACTTTTAGTCATTATAGTTGGCCAAAAGGTCATCCTAAAGAAGGTGAACCCGTCAAGTTCAGGGATTATCAACTTACTGTAGTAAACGAATTCTTAGCTAACCCTCAATCAATACAAGAAGTAGCAACGGGTGCAGGTAAAACATTAATGACTGCGGCATTAAGTTACAGTATTGAGAACTATGGTCGTAGTATTGTCATCGTACCTAACAAGAGTTTGGTTGTGCAAACAGAAGCAGACTACATTAATTTAGGTTTAGATGTTGGTGTTTACTTTGGTGATAGAAAAGAATATGGAAAGACGCATACAATCTGTACTTGGCAAAGTCTTGGCAATATGTTAAAGAATACTAAGTCAGGTGAAGCAGAAGTATCTATCGGAGAGTTTATTGAAGGTGTTGTTTGTGTCATGGTTGATGAAGTACACATGGCAAAAGCTGAGGTACTTAAAGAACTGTTGACCGGTGTAATGAGTCATATTCCAATTCGTTGGGGATTGACTGGAACAATACCTAAAGCAATATTTGAAGCACAAGCATTGTATGTAAGCATAGGTAACTTAACCAATAAACTTAGTGCAAGTGAATTGCAAGAAAAGGGTGTACTTGCACAATGCCATGTAAACATTGTACAACTAAAAGATGAAGTAGAATTCTCAAACTATCAAAGTGAGTTAAAACATTTACTTGAGGACACTCATAGATTAGATGCTATTGCCGAATTGATTTTAAAAGTCAAAGAATCAGGTAATACATTGATACTTGTTGATAGAGTAAATGCGGGTAAAGAATTAATCAGCAGATTATCCGACGCCGTATTTGTATCAGGTAATACAAATATGACTGAAAGAAAAGAGGAATACGATGAAATTGCCACCAGTACAAACAAGATTATTGTTGCCACGTACGGTGTGGCAGCGGTGGGTATTAACATACCAAGAATTTTTAATCTGGTTCTTATTGAGCCTGGCAAAAGTTTTGTCAGGGTTATCCAATCAATTGGTCGAGGAATCAGAAAAGCGGAAGACAAAGATTTTGTCCAAATATGGGATATCACAAGCTCCTGTAAATTTGCCAAAAGACATTTAACTAAACGAAAAGAATTTTATCGTGAAGCAAACTACCCGTTCGACATGGAAAAGTTGACATACAGATAAAATAGTGATATAATAACAACATGAGAATTTTAACCCTTGACAACACGTATTACAATCTTGAAACTCTACCCGAAGAAGTAGATGATTTAAGATTTGCTATCCTTGATAATAGCAATCCGCAAAATGTAGACTATCATTACATACCATTGATATTTTTAGAAAGTTTCAATAGCCCTGCACTAGTATTGCGTATTGGTGACAAGACTATCAAGATGCCTGTTGATTGGCAAATATTGATTGGCGAACCTGAGATAGGTGACTTAGAAACACTACCCTTGACAAGCATTAATGATAGAGGCTTTAAAGCATTTGAATTCAACCCACTAAGTGCGTTTCGTCCTAGCTTTCCTGACATTGAGATAGTAGACATATACCATGATGTAACTTGGTATGCACCTAGATTAAAGAACGGACAATTTCTATGTGTACCAATTGATGATGAAAGTAAACCTAGATGTGTTTATTTTGTAAAAGAGATTAGTCGTAATTGTGAGATAGTAGATTATCAACAGGCTTGGTAACATGGCAACAAAGAAAACTCCTGTAGAAGAAAAGTTTGAAAAACAAGACTTTGATTTGTTTGATGCATTAATTGCATTAGATAAGAAAGACTACGGCTACATAGATAGACTAACAGAAGAACAACAACGAAAATTTGTTCCTTATATGATGACGCATTGGATGAGTCAAATAAAAGCAAATAGTGGACTACAAGCATATTATGTACGTAGTGTAGACTATCACGCAAATCAACATTTGTTTAACGAGAACGTACAAAAACATCCTAAGTTGCAATGGTTGATGTTGTGTGCAAGCAGTCCGGGGTTAGGGAAACAGTTTCATCAATGGATACCTCATCTATCAACTAAAGTAAGTCAATTAAAAGAAACACCTAAAGAAAAAGATGTTAAAGATTATTTTGGAAAAGTATATCCTAAAGCTGATGATGGTAGTTTGCAAGAGATAAGCAAAGAGTTTGTGAATGAGCATAAAAAGAAAACTTATCTTGCAAAACAGTATCCTGATTTGAAATATACAGATATAGAATTGTTAAGCAGTTTAGTAACAGAAGAAGATATCCGCAGATATGAAGAAGACCGAGGAAACTAAACCAGCATTTAGTTGTGAGTTTTGCAATCGTAATTTTATTAGAGAAAAAACTCTAGTAACACATATCTGCGAAACAAAACATCGCTGGCTAGAAAAAGACAAACAAAGTAACCGAATGGGCTTTCAAAGTTTCCTACAATTTTACAAAAAACACTCAGCATCTAAAAAAGTAAAAACATATGAGGAGTTCATCAAAAGTGCATACTACATTGCTTTTGTTAAATTTGGCACATATTGTGTAGGCAGTAATGTTCTTAATGTTCCACGATATGTAGATTGGTTATTAGCAAATAGTATTAAACTTGATAACTGGGCTACCGATACTAACTATACCAAATACTTGATTGACTATTTGCGTAAGGAAGATGCGTTTGATGCGATACATCGTAGTGTAGAATCTACAATTGATTGGGCAGAAAAAGATAACATCTTACCCAAAGACTATTTGCGATATGGAAACATGAATAGAGTATGTCAATTGATATGCAATGGTAAAATAAGTCCATGGCTGTTGTATTGTAGTGAGAGTGGTGTCCGTTTTCTAGAGACATTAAATCCAGATCATGTTAAAATAATCAATGATTACATTAATCCAGAACAGTGGGCATTGAAGTTTCATCGTGAACCAGAACTTAAAAAACAAATTACAGACACCCTTAAACAAGCCGGTTACTAAGGTAGTACTTGGTTGGACTCAGGGTCGGGCTGATATTCCTATATGGGATGAAATATGCATGTGGGCAATTGAACAGTTTGGGTTGCCGGGAACTAGATTTGAATGGCATCCTGCAGAAGATAATATGGAATTCTACTTCTATGATGAACGTGACGCTATTCATTTTGAATTAAGATGGGGATGACAATGCCACTAGAAGATGAAATAGCTGAATCAATAGCTACAGAAATAGCTAAAGAAATAGACGATGGTATCATGGCAGACATTTTAGTAATGAATGGATGGACTTCCGTAGCATTTTTTTATAAAGATAACTACCATGCAGTTGACGTAACTCATTGGTTGATGGAAAACTGTCCAGGCAAATGGCGCAGATTAAATTCTTTCTATGTATTTGAAGATATAAGAGAAGCCGAATGGTTTATCTTGAGGTGGATATGAGAATACTTAACAAAGACTTATGGCCGCATAGAATAGTGATACACAAAGATGAATCACGAATTAGTCCAGAAATTGAAAGATGGGTGTTTGAAAAGTGTGGTCAATATAAAGGTCATTGGAACATGGTTTATGTTTATGATGAAACTCATTTCTATTTCAAAGACGGTAAAGATGCCACATTATTTGCATTGAGGTGGGCATGATTAAAAAAACGACAAATGGCTAATACATTATACGGTGCAAACGGAGGCTGGGCGGCAATTCGTAGTGTAAACTATGATGGTATAGGTATAGCATTTGATTTTCCTTACCATCAAATAACTCCAATCATATCCAGTGGAGAATGGAACAAAATGATTGATTGGTGTATTAATACATACGGACCCAGTGGCACACCCGGCGCACCCGGAGTATGGACGCCCGGCGATAGATGGTATGTTAACAATGCTAAGTTTTGGTTTAGAGACAAAAAAGATTGTGAGTGGTTTTTATTAAGATGGCAGTAACTATAACTCTTAGCCCTAATGGACTACAACCGAAACAGGAACAATGGCTAATGAAAAATATAGGTCCTAGGATGTTTTTCCTACACAATGCTGTTGGTGGACAAGGTTGGGTAATTAAACGCAATTACAAAGAACGCACATGGGAACTAACATTAGAAGATGAAAAACTAGCTACCTATTTTATATTAAAGTTTTCATCGTGATTAAACTTAAATTGGAAATATCTGCGGCAAAGGCAATAGAGAGATCAAATGAATTACGAGAAGTTGGTTATGTTCAAGGTGTAGATTTTGATTTTGCATATTATCCCAATATACAGGATAGATTTACTGGACCAGAAAAACCTAGCTTTGCACTTTTTTATTTTTACAAAGAATCATTAGCAACTTATTATGGATTAAAATGGCAATAACAAAATCTTCAGGTACATTTGTACCACTACCAATCAGAGAAGATGAAATAGAATATGAGATTATCGACAGTACTTATATGGGTCGCCATAATAGGGTACAGTATGTATATGACTGTAAGGGTAAAAAAGAAGATCCAACTGAAATCGTAAAATGGTGCAGACGCAATTTCGGTGAAAGAGGTGCCGGTTGGGACTTTCTTTTAACCTCAGGAAATGTTACAATCATACTGTGGGATGATAGGTTTAAAACTATGTACGAATTGTGGAAAATATAACATGGCTGATATAATGATTGACATTGAGAGTTTAGACACAGGTCCAGACTGTGTTATACTTACTATCGGCGCAGTATTGTTCGACCCTAAAGGTCAAGGCATCATTGAGAGACTAGAGTTACGTCCCACGATTGAAGACCAAACGGAGTTATACAATCGTACTATAAATGAAGATACATTGCGTTGGTGGAGTGAACAAAGCGAGGCTGCACAAGAAGAAGCATTGGGTGATAGAGATAGAGTATCATTTAGTGATTGCATGGATACACTATACAAATGGTGCTGGCGTTACAACAATGGTCATGTATGGAGTAACGGTGCTAGCTTTGACATTGTTGTAATGGAAAGTGCATGGCGTAACTTTAAACAATTACCACCATGGAGTTTCTGGAATATCAGAGACACTAGAACAATCTATGATATTACTGGTGTTAAACTCAAATCAGGTGGTCATGTTACAAGTCACAAAGCAGTAGAAGATGCTGAACGACAGGCTGTTGTAGTACAGCAAGCATATATGAAATTAATTAAAACAGGATTAGTGGAGCCAAAAAAATGAAAACATACGGAGAACTATTACCAGGTGTACAAGTAGTGTACCATATAAGTAACGCTGACTTTAGAGGACAATTTTATGAGACATGGAAATCAAGTAATGATGGCATGAGAGGAACATTCCGTCAATTAAATACTGCAATATCAAAACAAAACGTTATTCGCGGTATGCATCGTCAGAATCAAAGTAAATTAGTAATGCCATTACAAGGAAGAATATTTGATGTAGCACTAGAACCAGAAACAGGTAAATGGTTTGGCGTAGAATTAGATGATACAACTGGATTATTCATTCCGCCCCAATATGCACATGGTTACATGGCATTAAGTGATAGAACAGTAGTTCAATATATCGTTGACGCTCCTTACAATAAAGAAGCTGAAGAAAACTTCAAATGGAATCAATACAATATTATATGGCCTACTGAAATTGAACCTATATTATCAGATAAAGACAGATGAAATTTAATTCAGACATTGATATTGACTTTGGTAACAGAGATAAAATATTAGAACATATCAACCATATACCTGCGGCAATGCGTAAAGTCAATCCAATACGCAAACATGCTACAGGAATCTATGTTACTGATATCCCCTACGATGCTATCAATGGAATAGCAAACTTAGATTATACAGAAGCAGAAAATCGTGGGTATATCAAACTAGACTTGTTGAATGTTCATGTATATGATAAGGTTAGTGATGAGGCTCATCTAACTGAATTAATGCAAGAACCTAAATGGGAAAGACTGAAGGATAGAGTGTTCGTAGAGAAATTAATTCACTTAAGCAATCATTACAACAGTATGCAAAAGATGCCAGAACCAATCAATAGTATACCTAGACTTGCTATGTTTCTTGCTATTATTCGCCCTGCTAAGAAACACTTAATTGGGTTAGATTGGAAAACAGTCAGTAAAACTGTATGGGATAAAGGCACTGACGGATATCACTTTAAAAAGAGTCATAGTTTGGCTTATGCACAGTTGGTCGTTGTGCATATGAATTTACTTGAATCAGAGCATACGCTTAACCAAAGTAATTGATTTCCGTTTACTTTTACGCTTGCTGAGTTCCAGCATACTACATATGGGACCATGTAGGATAGTAAGACTTTTATTGTTAAATGTACGTATATATGGTTTGAAAGCGACCCAGTCGTCCTTAAGAAACATATTAATAGGTACCAGTCTGTTACTTTCCCACCACCAGATATCGCCTAGTTCTAAGAATTTTTCTCTTAAATCTTGATGAATGATAGATCCATAGTCATATATTGTAGTGACTATATCATCCCTATTTTGCACTATACCTACATAGTCTTGACCAGCGTAGGAACATACCGTAATAAAAGGATGATTTTCTGTTAGTTTTTTGAAAAATTCGTTATGTATCATTATTATTGTTACGGAATATTTATCAATTATCTTTACCCAATATATTTTTATAAATAGTATAAAGGAGCCATATTGTGTATTCAACAAATGTTTATAAGTTCAAGCCAAGACAGGTTGTTGTTTTGTACAGTGGTAATTCTACCAGGAGGTACCAGATAGTGTACGCTAAGAATTTAACATTAAACAAGGGTGTGGATAACATTATTCAATTCCAGTTTCTAAACCAAGAACAAAAATTCATAGATATTAGTAGTTTTGACATTACTTTTAGATTGATTAACTATACCGGTAAGGAAATCTTGTTTCGCAAAGCATTAACCGCTACCTTGCCATTGACTGGAATAGCTGAATTAGTTACTAATTCTAGCGATTTAGAGATGATTGATATCCAACAATGCTTTTACAGCTTGGAAATTAATGACGGGACATACGATCTACCAGTCTTTGTTAATAGTGAAGCCAGTGCTAGGGGAGTGATACAAATTGTAGATAGCATCTTACCTAGCTTTGTTCCTGCAATGGATATAGAAATTCCAAGTCATGCTATACCTAGTTCCAATACAGTAACATACACTAGTAGCGTATTGAGTACAAACAACAATAGTTTATTAACTATTCAACCTTTCCTAGATGGTTACTCAGGTACTGTGCAAGTTCAAGGGTCCACACTTCCTGATAGTAATTGGTATAACATCGGAAATATTTATACTTACTTGGATGCTACTGAGACAGCAGGATACACTGTGGAAGGATTTCACCCATATTTGCGTGTTGAATTTGTTAGCACACAAGGTAATGTAACCGGATTATTAGCCAGATAATATTGACTTCCGCTACATACTATGTTATAGTAGTAGTATGTTCGATATCCTAACATTAGTTCCAGGTAAAAAACGACAAACATCTAGTGGTTGGACTAGTTTCAACGCTATTTGTTGTGTTCATGCTGGCCATCGCCCAGATGCTAAATTTAGGGGAGGAGTCAAATTTGAAGGTCCTCAACATTGGATGTACAATTGTTTCAATTGTGGGTTTAATTGTAGTTTTGAATTAGGCAAACCTATATTCCCAAAAACAAGACAGTTTTTATTATGGTGCGGAGTAGATACGCAACAAATACAAAGATGGAATCTTGAAAGTCTGCAAAATAAAGACTTCTTGGACTTTACTGGTAAGAAACAATTTCATAAAATTGAATTTAAAAGAAAAACTTTGCCCCCTGGTGAACTACTGGATATTGAAAATCCCGAACATAAAACTTATGTTGATTATCTACTAAAGAGAAAAATAAATTTAGAAGATTATTCTTTTGTAGTCACCCCTGATGATTCGGGAAGAAACAAAAATAGAATCATTATACCCTACACTTATAAAAATGAAATAGTAGGGAATACTAGCAGGTATCTTGACAACAAGATTCCTAAATTTATTAATGACCAACAACCGGGTTATGTATTCAACATTGACAAGCAACACAAAGATTGGAGTGTTTGTATAGTTACAGAGGGTATTTTTGATGCACTATCAATTGATGGTGTTGCACTAATGCACAATGACATAAGCCCTGATCAAAATACATTGTTGTCACAATTAAACAAACAAATAGTTGTAGTGCCGGATAGAGATACAACTGGATTAAAAATATGTGATAAAGCATTAGAATTGGGATATCAAGTCAGTTTACCTAATTGGGATACTGATATTAAAGATGTAAATGACGCAGTAATAAGATATGGCAAACTGCCTACGTTACTAAGTATAATACAAAATAAAACAAATAGTAAAATAAAAATAGAAATGCAGAGGCGTAAAATTGCAAAAGGAATATAATACAGATATTCAACGACTCTTTTTACAAATGATGCTAACAAATGCAGAATTGTATACAAGAGTTATGAATATAATGAATCCAGATAACTTTGACAAGTCACTAAGAAAAGTGGCAGAGTTTATGAAGGAGTATAGTGAGAAGTATAGTCTGTTACCAGACATTACTCAAATCAAAGCAACCACAAGTGTACAACTTGAATTGATTGAAGATTTTGGTGATAAACATACTGAATGGTTCTTGGAAGAATTTGAATCATTTACTAAAAGACAAGAACTAGAACGGGCGATTCTTAAATCAGCCGATCTGTTAGAGAAGGGTGACTTTGGCCCGGTTGAAAAACTAATCAAAGAAGCAGTGCAAATCAGTTTACAACGTGACATGGGTACAGATTACTTTGCTGATCCCAAAGCACGTATCAACAAATACTTCAATGCAGGTGGTCAACAGAGTACGGGCTGGCCACAAATGGACAAACTATTGTATGGTGGCTTTAGTCGTGGGGAACTAAACATCTTTGCAGGTGGCTCAGGTTCAGGTAAATCATTGGTTATGATGAACATCGCATTGAATTGGTTGCAGATGGGACTTAGTGGTGTTTATATCAGTTTAGAATTGAGTGAAGAATTAACATCATTAAGAACTGATGCAATGTTGACTATGATGAGTACTAGAGATATCCGTAAAGATATTGACGGAACTGAATTAAGAGTTAAAATGGCAGGCAAGAAATCTGGACAATATCGTGTTAAGGGATTGCCTGCACAGAGCAACGTCAATGATATTCGTTCATATCTAAAAGAAGTACAGATTCAGACTGGAATCAAAGTTGACTTTGTGATGATTGATTATTTGGATCTAGTTATGCCTGTGAGTGTCAAAGTTAATCCCAACGATCAGTTTATTAAAGACAAGTATGTTAGTGAAGAATTGCGTAACTTAGCAAAAGAGTTGGGAATTCTTATGGTAACTGCTAGTCAGTTGAATCGTAGTGCAGTTGAAGAAATTGAGTTTGATCATAGTCATATTGCAGGTGGTATCAGTAAGATTAACACAGCAGATAATGTATTTGGTATCTTTACAAGCCGTAGTATGCGTGAGCGCGGGAAATATCAGATTCAATGTATGAAAAGTCGTAGTTCGACAGGCGTCGGGCAGAAAATTGACTTGGAATATAATATTGAGACTATGCGTATTACAGACGAGGATCCTGACGGGTATGCTGAACAGCAAGCAAAATATAAGCCTAGCCCGAGTCCCAATGACATTATGAGTAGATTAAAGCCCCAATCAACGGTTACCGAAGCAATTAACAAAGATACAGGGGAAATAGAACCGGTTACAAATCGGGTGGTAGCTGATGTTCAGGGGGCAAAACTCAAGGCCCTACTGAATACTCTGAAAAAATGATAAATACAAGTAGGATATCTATACCCATGCAAAGAAAAACTCGCAGCCTCTTAGAGGAATTAGAAGCTATTGGCAGTAATCGTGATACCAAACATATCATAGAAAGCCGAGCCCATAATATAATCACCAGCGCAATAAATCTATTGGAAATGATTAATAAAAATTATGATCCAGAAAAAGCGCAGATCCTAGAGCGAAAATTACTTAGTGCTATAAAGGCCCGAGACCAGGGTAGATTCAGTAAAAGCCTAAGGAAAAAGGATGAAACTTAAAGAAGTCATTGTTGAGGGCATCGGGGATGCTATAAGATCCGGAATATATAAAGCTACCGGTTATGGTGGAAACCCTGCCAATCAATCTGCCACAAAAATTAAATTTATCAACGATTTAAAGCAAAAATTAAAACTCAATAAAGATAGTTCTAGCAGATCAGGAGTTCCTTTTGATTCCAACAAGTACGTAGATTCGTATCTAGCAAAGTACAATGCAAAAGTTGATGATGAACAACGAGACCAGTTAAAGAAACTAGCTAATAATCCTGATAAGTTTGCGAACTATATGTACATGTTAATGTCTCAGCAAACAACCAATCAGCAAGGGTATGTTAAAGGTTCAAATAGTCCACAACAATATGGTGCAAGCCCACAACAATATGGTGCAAGCCCGCAAGCAGGAGGCATGGCCCAACAACAAACTGCGGCAGCACCACAGTTAGAACCAACTACTACTAATGTAATTAAACAAATACAAAAATTAACAGGACCTGAAAGATTAGATGACCTGTCAGAGATTACAAAATCTGCCATGAAGGTATTATATAAACAGAATCCTACAAAATACGCCGACTTGTATAAAGAAATAATGACTGGCAAGAGCAATGCTAATAAAATGAATACTTCATCTATGGCTACAGATTTAGCATCTAAGCGTCAGAAGAATCAAAAAGCAATGCAACAATATGTAGATTCTACAAGCCCATATCAAACAAACGACCCAGTTGGTTCTAATGTAATGGGAAATATTGCTAACACTGTGCAACCAAAAGATACTAGTGTAGGGGCTAATGCATTTTCTGCAATGAACAAATCATTAGGTGGACCTGAGACTATGCCTCCAGAACAAAACCCATCTGATAAACGATCACAAGACTTTGAGAAGGCTGCAATGGCTGCACGTGGTGGAATGACTGATGCTCCTGCCCCAACTGATTATGCGGCTAAACGAGAATTGGCAGCTAAAAATGCACAAGCAAGTATGCGTCCTAAAGTCACTGAAACCCGTAGATTTTATAGAAGATAATGAGTACTGAATCTATTAGAGGTCTAGTAAGTAGACTTGAATCATTGAATGAGCAAGAACTAACAAAGGCTCATGTTGAACATCCTGAGGATTTAGTATTTCATACAGGTGGACAAGGCGCACAGCAAGGATTGACAGCAATTGTTGATACTGTTCAGAATCCAGGAGCTATTACAATTAAATGGGACGGTTATCCTGCATTGATATTTGGTACTGGTCTTGACGGTGAATTTATTGTTTGCGATAAACATATGTTCAATAAAAAAGATGGTTCAGGTCACGTAACTAGTCCACAAGCATTTGCCGCATATGATAAAGCCAGAGGAATTGAGCGTGGTGATTTAGTTAACGTCATTACTAGAATATGGCCTGGGTTGCAGAAATCATATTCAGGAAAAGGATTCTACTGGGGTGACTTACTATTCAGTCAGCCACTACAAGAGAAAAACGGATTATACACTTTCAGAGCAAATCCAAATGGCATCACATATACTATAGAAGCAAATAGCGAAATTGGACAATTGATTAAAGGGAAAGTTGGTGGAATAGCAGTACATCAATATATCCCACCAGAAGCAGACAATGTTCAATATGCACAGTTGTTAAATGGTAGTATAGGTAAGTTAAAAAACAATAGCAATGTTGCAATTATTCCTGCTAAGATGCCAATGGTTCCGCAATTAAAGTTAACTAAAACTGCAATTGCTAAAACTCAAAGAGAAATAGATAAGAACAAAGCTGCCGCAGATGCATTTATATTGCGTGTGCCACCTGGGGTCAAATCCGTATTTCCATTGATGTGTACAGTATTCATTAACAAAAAGATTGTTGCAGGTAATTTAGATAATTTAGTAGAAGAATTTATAGAGTTTGCTAAGTCTAGAAAAATGTCAGAAGCAGTATACAAGAAACTGTTTGGATACGATGTTCAAAACCCACAGACTGGACAAACAGAGCATGTGCCAGGTCACTTTGACACTAACATTGCTGGTATAACTGCGGCTTTCTCAATATGGATAGCGTTATACAATCTTAAAATGCAAGTTGTTCCGCAACTAGATAAGGCAGCAGAACAAAGCCCTGTCAAAGGTTATCTATCAGATGGCACACAAACCCAAGAGGGTTTTGTCAGTCATGGAATCAAACTTATCAACAGAATGGGCTTTAGCCGTCAAAATTTGGCTGCTAGAGGCTGACCAAAACCAACATTTTTTTATTCCAGGCATAAATAAATGTATGAATCTATATGATTCAAAACATTTAAAGGATTAATATCATGGCATTTACAACACGTACTCACGGTGACTTTCAACCAGTAATGAACTATGACGCAGCCAGCTATACAGTTGGTGCAGTTAACGCAGTTACATCAGCAGCTCCAGTTCAACCACAAGGTCCAAAGTTAGACTTCTTCACAATCGCTTTAGCTGATTTGGCTACAGACGGTACAGTATTATTGAATTGCATCAACGCAATCCAACAATTAGCT